CTACAGGCTGCTAACCCTTTGGGACGACGGCTGGTACCAACTCGAGACAGAAAAGGCCACTAAATGAGCTTATCCAACAGACTGCGCAAGGCCAGCGAACAACGAGCACAGAATCAATTCGTTGAGCCGCTAGTGCCAGGTCGTCCAGCATACTCATCACCCGCGGGTGTTGATGTCAATGCCGACACGGCTATTCGTATGTCAACCGTTTACGCGTGCGTGCGCCTTTTGGGTGATACAATTGGTTCCTTGCCCCTTTCTGCCTATGTACGCAGAGGCCGCAATCGAATCTCATACGCCGCAGTCTATGGCTCGCAGCCAGAGTGGGTTTACCGCCCAAATCCAGACACCACACGCCTAGAGTTTTACGAGCAGGTCATCACCTCTCTGAACTTGCACGGCAACGCTTTCATTTTAACAGTACGCGACGAGCTGGGCGACGTGATGGAGCTGTACTGCATTAACCCGCAGAACGTGCGCATTCGCCGTCCAAGCGCAGATGCAGAAATCTACTACGAAGTCACAATCGGCACCAACAGTCAGAACAGCTTGTATGATGGGTTGCAGTCTGCCGAAGGCGCTACAAAAACAATGATTCTGACAAAGCGCGAGATGCTTCACATTCCACTCTTTAGACTTCCAGGCCAGTTGCTTGGACTCGGTCCAATCGGTGCAGCCCGCATCACTTTAGGCTCTGCGATGGCGGCAGAAGTATACGCAGCCTCTTATTTTGGAAACGCTGCAAACCCAGGCGGCGTCATTGAGTCTCCAGGCGAATTGACTGAAGAGCAAATCACAGACATCGCTCGCAACTGGAATCTTTCACACACAGGCCCTTATCGCGCAGGCAAGCTCGGTGTTCTGACTGGTGGCGCTTCATTCAAGCCACTCACGCTCAACGCTGCAGACGCACAGCTTCTCGAAGTTCGCCGCTTTGGAGTCGAAGAAATCGCTCGCCTTTTCCGCGTTCCGATTTCACTACTCGGCCACCCAGTGGCAGGCGCGATGTCGTTTGCATCAGTTGAAGCTCAGAACTTGTCCTTCGTGCAGCACTCACTGCGTCCACTCTTGGAGCGCATTGAACAAGCACTCTCACCACTTTTGCCAGAGCCAGACGGCTTCATCAAGTTCAACCTTGATGCGTTGCTTCGCGGCACAACACTCGAGCGTTACGAGGCTTACACAAAGGGTCTAAACGAGGGCTTCTTGTCAGTGAACGACGTGCACGCATCAGAGGACATGGCACCAGTCGCAGACGGCGACCAGTACCGAGTTCCACTTCAAAACATCGACTTGACAGATGCGAAAGAAGTCGGCATGAAGCTCAGAACTGAAATCGCTACCAACCTGATTCAAGTCGGATTCGAGCCAAAGGCGGTCCTCGAGGCCGTGGGCTTGCCGCCGATGGGTCACACAGGAGTTCCAACAGGTCAGTTGCAGCAAGTCTCAACGATTGACCCTGCAAATCCATCGTCCGTTTATGAGGTCAATTAATGCCATACTACGTTTCCGACCAGCAAAGCGACTGCTCAGGCTGGGCCACAGTAAAGCAAGAATCAGACGGCAGCTACACCACACTCGGTTGCCACGACACCAAGCAAGATGCTATTGACCAGATGGTCGCAGTGTCCATTTCAGAGGACATCGAACCAGGCGGCGAACTTCAGCGCGATTCCGTGGGGGAAGACAGGAGCAAGATGAAAAAAATCGAGCGTCGCACCTTTACAGTGCGCAACATCGAAACACGTGAGGCAGAGGACGGCGTGATGCGCCTGTCGGGTTACGCCGCAGTCTTTAACGACTCAAGCGTGCCGCTTCCATTCAGCGAGCGCATCGCTCCTGGTGCATTCCGCAAGACTCTCAGCGAAACTCCAGACGTGCGCCTTTTAATCAATCACGAAGGCTTGCCACTGGCTCGCACAAAGAACGGCACACTCGAACTGTCCGAGGACGAGGTCGGCTTGCGCTTTGATGCAGAACTGCCAGACACTACAGAAGCCCGCGACTTGTGGACTCTAATCCAACGCGGCGACGTTGACCAGATGAGCTTCGCGTTTCGTGTTATTCGTCAAAAGTGGAGTGCAGACCGCACAGAGCGCACGCTCACTGAAGTCTCACTTGCGGACGGCGACGTCTCAGTCGTCACCTACCCAGCCTATCCGACTACCACAGTCGAAGCTCGCGAGGCTTTGGCAAACGCGATTCAAGCCGTGAAAGAAGGCCGCGAGGTCTCAGGCGAATCGCTTATCATTCTGCAGACCGTCTTTGAAAAGATGTCTGAAGGGCACGAATACGTCATGGAAGCTGTCGAAATGATGGCCGCATTGATGGGCGCACAAGAAGCGCCAATGGAAGACGAAGCCACAATGGACGAGGAAGACACAGAGGACGAAGCTTCACAGCCTCGCTCCATCTCGCTGCGCCTGGCCAAGGCTATCGTCAACAGCACAAAATAACATTCTGCCAGCAAATCGCTGTCAGATACCGAAGTCGGAGCGACTCTCACACCCTTCAAGCGCCGTGAGCCCAATCGCCACCACCTCGAATCCAAACTCATAAGGAGCCATACAATGTCATTTCTTGACAAAGTAATCGAGCGCCGTGATGCAGTTAAGGCTGAAATGGACGCAGTTCTCGAAGCAGTAGCAGAAGAGAACCGCACCGACCTTACTGTAGAGGAGACCGAGAAGGTTGACGCTCTTGTAGAAGAGTCACGTTCACTTGATTCAAAAATCGAAAAGCTAAAGACACAAGCTGAAGCAGACGTTAAGGCTGCAGAAGCACGTGCGTCAGTTGCACCAGTTGCAACACCTGCATCAGTTGGTGGAGCTCGCGTTGTATCAGAGCCTCGCACATACACAGCAGACTCTGAGAACTCGTTCATCAAGGACGCGTTCAACGCACAATTCCGCAACGACTACTCAGCAAACGAGCGTCTTGCTCGCCACATGAAGGAAGAATCAGTCGAACGTCGTGACGTTGGAACTGGCAACTTCGTTGGTCTCGTAGTTCCACAGTATCTCACAGAGCTAGCTGCTCCTCTTGCTCGCGCAGGACGCCCAACAGCGGACTTCGCTACAAACAAGATGGCGTTGCCGCCTTCAGGTATGACCCTGGAAATCTCTCGTATGACTACAGGTACATCAACTGCAGTTCAGGAAACACAGAACACAGCAGTTTCTGAAACTGATGCAGACGATACACTGTTGACTGTTAACGTGCGCACAATCGCAGGACAACAGGACCTATCACGCCAGGCAATCGAGCGCGGTACAGGCATCGACACATTCGTTGTTGCAGACCTCATTCGTTCATGGCACACAACACTTGACTCACAGATTCTTAACGGTACTGGCTCAAACGGCCAGATGCTCGGTATCCGTGCTTCAGGTGGAAACGCAATCACATTCACAGCGACAACACCAACAGTCGCACTTCTATATCCAAAGCTAGCTGATGCGTTGCAGCAAGTACAGAGCAACGTCTTCACAACTCCAACTCACTGGATTATGCACCCACGTCGTCTTGCATTCCTTTTGGCTGCAACAGACTCAACAGGTCGTCCAGTAGTTGTACCAACAGCTAACGGTGTAATGAACGCAGTTGCACAAGGTGCAGGAGTCGCACAATACGCGAACTCAGGCTACCAGCTTCTCGGTCTACCTATCATCACAGATGCAAACGTCGGCACAACCTACGGCGCAGCAACCAACCAGGACGAAATCTACCTCGTTGATGCTCGCGAAATGCACCTTTGGGAACAACCAGGTTCACCGTTCTCACTTCGCTTCGATGCAACATCTCCAGGCAGCTTGACAATCAAGACTGTCGTTTACGGATTTAGCGCATTTACAGCGGGACGTTACCCAGCAGCAGCCTCAATCATTTCAGGCACTGGTTTGGTAGCACCTTCTTTCTAATCTGAAAGAATCTAGTACAAGTGCAGTGCAGGTGAGACTCCCCCGACTCATCTGCACTGCACCTCTCGGGGGAGACACATGAAATCAGGTCACAAAGTATCAATCGGGGTTTGCGACCCAGGCACCGTGAATGGCGATTTCGCTTTCAAGCTGGTGCAACTCGCACAAGCCAGAAGCGCAAGACTCGGCCCGTTCGTTCGAATCAAAGGCAACGGCCTGCTGAGCAAGTTGCGCAACAGAGTGGTCAAGACCTTCTTGGACAACACAGACTCTGACTGGCTGCTGTTGATAGACTCTGACGAGCAGCTCTCACCAGCAGTCTTTGACCAGCTTATCGACACGGCGCATCACATAGAGCGCCCAGTGGTTGCGGGTTTGGTCTTTGCAGCCTTCAAAGTGGACGGCGAGCCTTATCCGAAGCCAGTCCCAGCGATTTTTCAAGACACCCCCCAGGGGTTCTTGCCGTTATTTAAGTACGACCGCAACGCCATCTTTCAAATAGATGCATGCGGGACGGGGTGCATTCTCATTCACCGAAGCGTCTTAGAAAAGATGCGCGAAATGGCCGACCCTCATCAAGGCACCGATTGGTGTTGGTTCTGGGACGGACCATTAAACGGCGAGTGGATTAGTGAAGACCTGCTTTTCAGCCGCAGAGTTCGACAGCTTGGATTTCCAATCCACGTGAAC